CGTTGCGATGCCGACCGAACAGCCGCGGTATCTCGCGCAGTTCATACCCGTAGCGCTTCACGATGCTGAGCAAGCGGACGTTGTCTGCAGGGATGCGCTGCACGATCATCTGGCATTTGCAGTCGACGCCGAACGGATAGCAGTGCATCAGCATGAGCGTCCGTCGGCTCAGCCAGCGCGGATGCGTTGCGGCGCCGCTGATCTCCATGAGGCCGGCCTCGACATCCCAGTTGTGATACACGATGCCAGCGATCAGCTGATCATCCTCGTCGAGCACGCCGAGCGTCCTGATGTTCGCGCCGAAGCCGCGGCGGCAATGCGGGATGAGCGCCGCCACGAACTCGCCGACGAGCTCGTTCTCATTCCACAAGTGCCGGAGCATGGCTCCTCGCTTCCCCGATCGCGGCTCGCGCCTTCTCGCTGATGTTGCTGGCATACAGATGCGTCAGCCACTTGGAGCGGCTGCCCTGGTCGAGGAGGTTCGCAGCCTCGATCTCGCGCAGCGCGCGGACATCGTCCGGCGGCAGCAGATGCTCGTAGCCGTTAAACCAAACGCGCGGCCGATCGGAGCGGCAGAACCGATATGCGAGCCTCTCGGCCTTCTCGCCGATCAGGCCTTGGATGGTCACTCGATCGCTTAGCGGCCACGCCTTGTGCTTGAACTTGTTTGTCCCGTAGATGCTGTGAAACAGGCCGGCGACGCAGACGTCGTCCTCGTTGCCCCACATCCGCAGCAGATTGTGGGTGCCGCACAGATGATCAAACAGCGTGCGCCCCGAATGGCGCACTTTGTCAGTTCCCGCATCAAGCAGAAACTGGCGGTAGTGCACGAGCGGCGACATGATTGGCCTCGGTTTTCATCATCAAGGTGATGCGGAGCTCAGGGCAGATGCGCGAGACACCTCGCGCTGCATGGAGCACATTGCCGTGGAACACCGCGAGCCGGTTTGGCTTGGGATAGATCGCAGCGAGGACGTCCGACTTGTCGTCGGTGAAAATCACCGTCTCGCCGGCCCAGTCGAGATCCCATGCTGCGTGCGGGTAGTAGACAGCGGTGTAGCTGGTCGGCGATTTGCTGTCCTTATGTGAGGTGCCGTCTGTGCCATAGGACTGCGCGTTGGCGTAGCATCTGATCAGCGTATGGCCGCGGAAGACCGTCTTAGCCAGATGCCGCCACATAGCGAACATCAGCGGCGACGCTTTGAGGAGCTCCTCGGCGCAGTCGTAAGGCTCCTCGCTTCGCGATTTTCTGTGCCCCGCGAAATGGCGGTGCCAGAATGAATAATCATCCTTGCGCGATGCTGACTTCCAGCCGAACTGCCACGGCGCGCGGCGCAAGTAATTGTCGACCAGTTCCCGCTGCTGCTCCGGTAGCACGTTGTCGACGACAAGGACGCCAGCCGCAATCACCCGCGCGCTCGGGCTGGCGCGGACGGCGCCAACGCGAGGAGCAGTGATGGCGTCCTTCAGTTCCATCATCGGTTACTCGTCGTCGCCGTCGTCGTCGCCGTCGTCGTCGAAGCCGTCGTCGAAGCCGTCGAAGCCGTCGAAGCCGTCTGTGCCGTAGCCGCCGCCGCTCGTGGCGTCGCTATAGCTGCCGTCGCTGATGCCGCCGCCGCCGGGCGCGCCGCCGAAGCCGGTGTCGCCGGTGTAATCGCCGGCGCTCGGATCGGCGCTGTAATCGCCGAAGCCGAAGCCAAAACCGCTAAAGCCAGGGTTATCGAAGCTGGTCTCCAGCCCCGGCGTCTGCCCGGCCATGGCGTAGGCGTCCAAAACGTCGGACGGGATGTCGGAGCGATCGCCCTTGCCGGTCGGATCAACAGATGGCGCGGTGGGAGTGTCCCAGGAATTGGAGGGAGCCATGGCAGGCGCGTTGGAGTTATAGCCTCCAAACGGATCACCTTGAGTGGCGCTATAGGCGGCGACGCCGCTGGGGTTAGCGCTGTAGCCGCCGACAACGCCAGGATTGCCCTCAAGACCTAGGCCCGGAATGCCGGTGTAGTCGGTATAGCTGCCGAGCGGGCCGCTGAAGCCAACGTTGCTGACGGCGGCGGCGGGGTCCATTCCCGCGACGACGCTGCTGTGACCCGTCAGGCCCTGCGTATCGATGCTGGGCGCACCTGGCGCTGGTGCATTCGAAGGTGCTTGCTCATCGTTCTCCAGATTGCTCTCGACGCTGAAGGCTCCGGTGCCCTGCGGGCCGCCATAGGTCGTGCTGTTCCCTGGAGTGGCAGCCGGCGCGCCCTCGAACCCTGGAGGATTACTGCCGCTCGGCGTGGCCGTGCTGTTGAAGTCGGCAGGGTTGTCGGGGTTAGCCGTCATTGCCTGGACGCCGCCGGCAATGCCGCCGCGTGCATCCATCTCGTTGAGGATGTCGGAGACATTCGGAGCCGGGGCTGGCGCATTCGGGTCGTTGGGCGGCGCCGGCGCAGGTGGGCCTTGGAGGCTGTGAACCGAACCTGGAACCGGCGCTCCGGGATCAGGCGGCGCGGTCAATGATGGGTCGTACACCGTATCGATGAATGGCCCCTGCGGGCCGAATGAGATGGTACCGGGCGCCCCCATCGGCGCGGTCTGGTCAGTCGGGTTGTACTGCTGGCCGGGCAAGTAATCGACGCCGGGCTGGGTGAATGGGTCGGCCCCGCCATTACTTGCCAGCGGATTGAGCGCCAGTTGCGCGGAGTTGAGCGTCTGACCGCCCGGGAATAGTCCCGGCAGCGGACTGACATGGTCGCCAGCCTGCGGGTAGAGCCCCTGCATCATTGCCTGCACGATTAGGTCGCGCTGTTCCTCGGGGCTCAGATTGCCTTGACGGTCGGGCATGCCACCCTCCTAAACGTTGACACCGGAGCGCTCGAACGTCGCGGCGATCGCGAGTAGTTCGACGTCCGGCAGCGCGTGCTGCGCGATGGTTACTTGGACGATCGGGGCGTGGGCGAAGCCTGTTTTGCCGATCGATTTCCACATGGTGTTTCGGACCGGCGGCTTGACCGCGCTCGCCTGGTCCCATTTCGCTGCGTCCCAGAGGCCCTGGTCCCAGACATCTTGCAGGGCCGGATCTGGACCCGGCGGCGGCGCCGGCGGGATGACGATCTGATAGTCGACCGTGCAGTTGAGCGCCGGCTCAAATGGCTGACCAGCCGCTGCAGCAAACACCGCGCGAGCCTGATGCCAGACGTTTGTGTTGCTCGGCGCGCCGAACATTTCCCAGCCGCCGACGAGCGTCGCGTTGTAGGGCTTGCCGTCGTCGTAGCCGCCGCTCTCCATCTGCATGATGGTGCCGTCCTGCGTGCCAAAGAACATGCTGTCGTCCTTGCGCACGAAGCAGAGCGCGTCATAGCTGCCAGTAAACCGGCACCACGCGCTCGTCGCATTGTTCATGGCAGCGCAGTAGCGATTGCCGGGAAGGCCGCCGGGCCAAGTAACAAAGATCCCACCATAGATGTCCCAGCGTTTCATCGACCATGGGCGGTTTGATTTCGCCTGCACCTCGCGGCGCCACATATCGCGGATCGTCCGCGTCAGCATGGCGAGATCGAGAGAGCCGCTGTCTTTGCTGATCGCCTGCGAGGTCGGGACGATGCCGTCGACGGTCGCGATCAGGAGGTCGCCGCCGAGCGGCATGTGCGCATTCATCCCCATGGGTCGGCCGATCGCATAGCGGCCCTGCTGCGACCAGTTAGCCGGGTCGGCCGGATTGTTGCCCGTGAAGATCAGCAGCTCGCCGAGCGTCGTGACGAAGACGCAGCGGTCGTCAATTCCGCTGCCAGTGTCCATGGACCAAGTGGCGCCGAACAGTAGGCTGCCGCCTCTGGTGGTCGCGCCGCCGAGCGGGATCAGCTGCAGCTGGCCCTGGATCGAATTGGTGCCGAGGCAATAGGCGTTCATCGTGCCGCCTTCGACGAAGAACAGTCGATTGCGGTAGGTCCAGACGTAGGTGAGCCCGGCGCCGTTAGCGACGGCCGCCGGGCCGCCTGCCGGGCCGGTGATCTGGCCGGCGTCGTATGTCGTCCAGGCCGTGCCGTCGAAATAGAGCGGGTAGTCGCCAACGTCGTTAACGACCAGCATGTGGTCGCCGGCCATATTGCTCAGTTGAGCCGCAGCGTAGTTGCCGCTCGCCTGTCCGCCTTTGACGAGGACCGGCGTCCCGGTCGTTATTTCGAAAAGCTTGGTTTTTTGCGCCGCGAACATCTTCTGGATGCCGTTGCCGCCGACGTACTCGAATGCGCTGACGACCTCCTGCCGTGAGGGATCCGGCCGCGGCGGCACCGGCGTATCGAGGGCGTGCAGGTCGCAATAAAGCGCGGTGCCGCCGCGCAGCTTGCAGCCGCGCAGCGTCGGCGCCCAGTTGTCCATCACAACCGCGCCGAACGGCTGCATGTAGGCCTCGTTCTCGGACTGAATGAGCCCGCGCGTCGGCGCCGGCAGCGTGATTGTCTGCAGCGATTGCGCGTACTGCTGCGGAACGGGCTGCCTTCGGAACTGTGCGTAGGGCATTAGGGCCCCCACGTATTTGTGCCGGACGGTCCCGCCGGCCCCTGCGGCCCTTGTGGTCCCGTGGCACCCGTCGCTCCCGTCGCTCCCTGCGGCCCTTGCGCTCCCGTCGCCCCCGTGGCGCCTGCTGGTCCCTGCGGTCCTGTCGCGCCCGTAGGCCCTTGCGGCCCCGGCACCGTTGATGCCGGCCCGACCGGCCCCTGCGGCCCCGCCGGCCCCTGCGGCCCAGTCGCCCCTGCGGGACCGGGGACCGTGCTGTCTGCACCTTGCGGCCCCGCCGGCCCTTGCGGCCCCTGCGCGCCGGTCGCTCCGGTCGGCCCCGCGGGCCCCTGCGTGGGCACAGGGATCCATTTGGTGCCGTCGTAGTAACGGAGCGTGGCCGTCATGGCTCGACCCACAGTTCGGTGTTGGGGTCAGGCGGCGGGCTCGGCGAGACGACCACCTCGTTCGGGCCTGGCGTCCCCTGCGGGCCTACAGGCCCCGGCAGACCTTGCGGCCCGGCTGGACCAGTCGGGCCGGCGGAGCCGGGAACGCCAATGGCAATGGCAGTGATCGGCGGCAGCTGCCATTGCGAGAGCGGCAAGTTGCCGATGATGACGGGCGCGGGCTGATCGGATCCCGCGCGCTCGGCGAGCGCCCGCTCATAGTTCGCCATGTCCTCGGCGTACGGCGAGCCCTTGTTCGCCTTCCATTGCCAGACCATCGCGAGTTTCAGCAGTCGTTCATCGAGCACAAACCCATCGTCATCAGACATGAACCTCGAGCCAGTGCCGCCGCTGGCGAGATCCACGATCTGATTAGTAAGGTAGTTGAACGTCACCTTTTGGCCGGCGGGCACGCCGGGACGGATCTGCAGTTGCTTTTTAAGGATGATCCAATTGCCAGGCGCGAACCAATAGTTGGCGTTGAGCCGCCGCAGCCACTCGTCGGTCGAATTGATGAACTGCAGCGGCGTCTGCGTCATGGTCGACATCCAGACGTTGCTGTCTTTCAGCATGCGCTGGAAACTCGAGGGCAACGGGAACGCGGTCGTTAATGGCGGCTCGGGGTCCGGCGGGACTGTCGCTGGAAGCCCGTAGAAGGTCGCGACCTCGGTCAAGGCCGTCCACTCGCGCGTATTCCAGGCGATCCGCTGGGCCATCTCATTCGCTAGGGCGAGCAGCTCCTGCTGGGTCCTTTGCGCCGGCAGATTGCTGAACACGCTAGCAACCTGCTCGACGCCAATGACCTGACAGACTTGCTGCACCACATCGATGAGCGCCATCAGCTGCTCCGATCAGAGGTCAGGGGCCGGCTGCGAGCGCACCGACATTGCCATTTGCTCGAGCACGTTGCGCGGCAGCGACCCATGCGGCCGGTGCGCCGTCTGCGCCTCGATGAAGTCGCACAGCTGCTCGGCCGACATCGCCTGGAACTGCTCGTCGACGGCGGCGCGCTGCGGTATCATCGAGCGCAGCTTCTCAAGGTCGGTCTGCATCACCTGCATCTGGGCCTTGAGCGCTTCATTCTCATCCATCGCTTGGCGCGCCGCGACGCCCTGGCGAGCGTTCTCTAGATACTCCTGCGCCTTGTTTTTTAGATCGCGGCCACCCGGGCCGAGGTTTTTCAGTTCCTGCCCGTCGACATGCGCGAGGGCCTCGACCGTGAAGATGGCAAGCCCGTTCAGATTGGCCATCTGCGCCGGCGTGACGAACGGCACCATCGTCAGCGGCGTGCCGGTGCGCGTCTGCTGCACATGGTTCTTAAATTGCGCATATTGGCGGGGAAACCGCTCGGCGTAGGTGCGCGATCGCTGCTCGCCGGTCAGAGGATCGATAACCCAATCGGAGTGCGCGTTCGCGGGGAATGGCTTGATGTCGATCGAGCCCGGCAGCCGGATCAGACAGATCTCCCGATCGTCGACGATCGCTCGCCCCGCCTGCGAAGACTTTGATGGGTTCGGGACCGTGTCGCCCTTAAAGACCACAAGCAGGACGTCGTCCGGATTGTTTTGCTGCAGCATTTTAGTTGCTCCTGAAAGTGGGGACCGCCGTCAGTCAGCTGGGGTTGTCGGAGAGACCGCGGTCCCCTGGTTTCCGGGCACGTTTGGGACACCCGGAAAGCTTTGTTACTACGCCGCCGGGTTGGAGTCGTAGAAACGCCAATTGAAAAGCGGGTTTGTCATTGTTAGTTCGCCCATCCAGCCGACGTATTGGGCGATGGCATCCTTGTCGATGGGCATTTGCCCCTCGCCCGGGAATAACGGGTCGAAGTTGCGCTCGGGATTGTACCTGACGCGGAACGTGTCGCTGTTCAACCCGAACGTCGTATTCGCCGGCATGTTACTTCCGATGCCACCATCGAGGACGATCTCGGCTCGCTTACCTCCTCCGATATATTCCAAAGCCGTGAAGCCGAGTTGCCCGAGTGTCGTTTCGTTAGTTTGCCGCTGAATGGCGATCGTAGCCGCGTCGTATGCCGAGAAATGCTCGGGGCTCATGATCAGCACGTCGGCGTAGTCACGACCGCGCGACTGTTTGGTCATGATCGCATTCAAAAACGGCCTGATCGTCGTCGAGTTGACCTGGGTGCCGATCGTGCTGAACGACGACTGCGCATCGAATGTCTGCGTCCGCCAGATGGTTGCGCTGCCGCGATCGATGCCGGCATAAGTGCCGCTGGTATTGACGATCGGCACCGCAGCGCCGAGGCCCGTCATCTGCTTGCCGCCGTTTGCCGTGCCGTCGCTATACAGTCCGGCATCAAACGTATCGGAGAGCGACTTCTCAGCAGCCTCCATGTACGCCTTCAAGACCGGGATCAGCTGATTGTCGCCTTGATTGTTCAAAATCTCCTGGTTCGACAGGATGATCGGCACCACGACCATCTTGGGATCGTAGTAACAATCATTGAATAGGTCTAATGCGCTGTTTATCAGCTGGTCGTATCCAGAATACCACTGCGCTGTTTGCTTAGCGATTTGCAGCGTCTGGCGGATGCGCGGACCGCTATAGGTCTCCCAGTAACCCTTTCGCTTAGTCAGCGCGAGCAGCGCGTTGTTGTTACTTACGAGGTCCTGATACTTCGGTTGTCTGTCCTCCAGCGCCATCGACAAGATTTGCTGATACGCTGCATTGGTATTGATGTTCGCCATTTGTCAGCTCCGGAATTTGTTTCCTAGAGCGACCCCCTCACCCGTCGGACTGCATCAGTGATGCTGTCCTCTAAAGTTCGCTCCTTGCCCGCACGCCGCGGTGGCGATCTCCCATTGGTAGGGGACGCCGAACCGGAAGGCGCGCCATGAATGGATCTGTCGGTGCGCGTCTGAGGCGCTGCGGTGCGGGTCTGAGCCGCTTGCGGGTGGCCGGCCGTAGCCGTAGTTGGGTGCAGAAGCTCTGCACGCCGATACGCGACTTCCAGATTATATCGGCTGGCTGGTAGCTCAGCGATTATCGTCTGGCCGAGCTCGTCGACGCGCGGATGTGTCTCCGCAAAGCGGTTGACCACCCTACTCATCTGGCGACGTCGGTTCGCGTATTGCTGGCGAGCGTACATCCGACGCTGCATCTCAGCAACCTGAGAAATTTGCTGCGCTAGCTGATTGATCTGCAGATTGTGCGCGCCTTGGACATTGCGCGAGCGCACCTCGTTTAGTTGTTGTGGGCTCTGGGTAGCCACGTAGTGGCAGATATCCCTGAACGTAATCTGGTGCCCGTCCTGGGTCCTGAGATTGAGGTTGTGGACGATGACATCCAGGCCCGCGAGCGGATCGCTGCGCAGCTTATTTTCCATGGTCCAGTAGTTGTTGACGGCGCGACTGAGCGTCGTGCCATGGCTGCGCGCCAGCTCGTAAAACGGCCGGAGCTCCGTCATTGCATCGATGTCGGGCTTGGCTCGCTGGTAAAACCGGCCGAAGTCATGCTGGAGGCGGTGCACGGCCCCGCGCACGCTCTCTGGGGCCGCATGCCATTCAGTCTTCGCCTGTCGATCCAGACGCTGCGGCGGCTCGCGATAGGGCGCGTTGAGCGGCAACGGATTGACCGGCGCGGCGCCAGGCTGCCCCTGCTGCGCTGGCGGCGGCTGCCGCTGCCGCGGCGGCACAGCTGGACGATCTACAGATTGATCGCTTGATCGAGCGTCCGCCACGGGCCCCTGCGGCCGCTTGCGCAAGTCGATCGGCGGCTGCTCCTGTTCCATGGGCTCGGGTGGCTGGTTGTGCCCAATGCGTGGCTTGGCCGCAGGCGGCTCGGCGCGCTCGGCCTTCTTGGGCGTTGGCTGCTCGCCGCGCGACCGAGCAAACGCGCGCTCGATCGCCGCCTGGACTGTCTGTGCGCCGACCGGCGATGGCCGCGTCTCCATGGCGCCGGGGGCGACCGGCACCTCATGAGATGTCGGCGGCGGCGCCGCGGGAGGAGGTGCGGGTGTCGCCGCCGCCGGTGCCGGCGCCGAGGGGGTCGGCGCTGCGTATGTATCGCTCATCGGCGAGATCCTTTTGGTGCGTTCGTCAGTGCGCGCACGATGCCCGCGCGCTGCTTCTTGGCCTGGTCGGCGGCGACGAACTCGCGCGCGACCGACTGCGGGATGTTCATCTTTTTCGCAAAGGCCGGATCATGCGCTGCAGCTTGCATCGTGCGTTTTTGAGCCTTGCTTACTGAAGGCATTTCAGAGGTCCTTGTGTTTGGCGCGTCGGCCATAGCGGTACTGAGCGATCGCGCGCCCGATCGCGTCGGTGCGGTCGCGGTCGGCGCCTGGCGGATCCTGATTGCGCGGCCGGGGCTTGAGCTTCTCGGTGCCGACCTCGATGAGACCGAGGCTGCGACCGGCGGCGCGGAAGGCTGACTTACTCGTGTAGAACTTGCCGTTGACCTGCTCGGTGGGCTCCATCTCATCCGAGATGATCATCGGCATCGGCAGCGCCGAGCGCGCCGGCGGGATCTCGTCTTTGACGAAGCGCCAGGTGTGCGGGCCGACCTGAATAAAGACGCCGATGCTCACTTCTTGCCCCCTTTGCGACCTTTGGTGAGCGGAAGGCCGCCGACGGCCGGCGTCACGTAAGTAACCGCGATGCCGCCGGAGGCGACCTTGACGACCGCCGTCCCCCGGCCCACTGGCGCCTCGCTAACCGGCTTGCCGAGGCCCGGCTTGGAGGCTGAGACGTCAACGACCGGGATGCCGCCCGAAGTAACAGTGGAGACAGGCGTCGCCATCAGCGGAAGCGCCTCCGTCGCGTGGCCTTTGTTACCGGCCCGACTTCGCGCACGATGACGCGGACGCCCTCAGGCGCAGCGACCACGATGTTGACGGCCCTGCCGTAGACCGGCGGCGGTGTCGGCCGCGCGTGCCCGGCGGCCCATTCATCGATCAGCACTTGGGCGTCGCCGCCGTCATAGGAGTTGATGTCGCAGGGCCCGATGCCTTCAACCTCATGTGGTTCCGGGCCGTAGGCCCCATCGGTGTACTGCCAGAGCCAGTAATGGTCCCAACTCGCGGGAACGACCGGCGTCGAGCCGTACTGACAGAGCCAGAGCCGGCGAGCTCCGAGGAACGGATCGACGTCGTCACCGAGCGCTTCCTTGATGGTGTTCCCGCCATAGAGGACGCATTCGCCGGGACGGTCGAGCGCGCCCTCGACCTGCTCGATCCATGCCTTGACGTTGTCGAGCGACATCTTGCCGTTGCCGCCCGGATTGTCCTCCCAGTCGAGGCAGAACAGCTCGTCCGGATCCGGGCAGGCAAAGCGCAGGTAATTGTCGACCTGCTTCTCAACGCTGCTCCCGTCGGCGAAGTGATAGGACCCCCAGAGCAGGCCTGCAGCCTTCGCCACCTGCTGCTGACTGACATAGGTCGGGTCGGTGTAGCCCGTACCCTCCGAAGCCTTGTAGATGACGCCGACGATGCCGTCGTTCTTGACGGCCTCATAGTCATCCGCGGGATCCCAGTGCGAAAGGTCGACCACTAATGGATAGATCTTGGTCATGCTGCGCGCTTTCCCCTTTTCCGACGACGCCTAACGACCTTCTCGACCGCAGCCTTCGGCAGGGTCGGCGGCGCCCGCCTGATCTCCGCCCGCAGGCCCTCGAGCTCGCGCCGAAGCTGCTGTTCGCGCTCGGTCATATTTGCGAGCGTCTGCCGCATCGCGACCATGTCGCTGATGGCGCGGGCGCTATCGCTGCGGATCCTGCCGATGTCGCCCGCGATGCTGCCGAGCGCCTGGCTGGCGTGGCGCAAAGCATTCGCGGACGTGATCAGCGTCGGCATCGCTGTTTCGATGCTGCCAACCCCCGACAGCAACCCCCAGGCTCGCGTCTCGTCCTGTTCACTATTGGTGTATGCGCCGTTAGGACTCATAGTTTCCTCCCTTTGCTGCTCTCAGCTGCGCCGCCGTCTACTGTGGCGGCGCTTGTGTTTGTGCTCCTCGCTGTCCGCCTCCGGCGCAGCGTGGAACGTAAATTCCGCCGGCGCGCTCACCAGCGGGCCATTCTTGATTATTACGTCGACGACGTCGGGCCCGAGCCAGAGGTCCATGTTGATCAGCGTCGACAGCGAGCCGTCGGCCTCGAGCGTCGTCGGCTCATCCTTGCCGGCAAAATGAATGACGCTGACCGTGCTGAAGCCGGTGCCGTGCACGTAAAGCTGGAAGCTCTCGTCGCCGATCGTGCATTCGGCCGGGTCCAGCGACTCGATCGCCGGCGGCTTCGGCGGCTCCGGCGGCTCGTTGAGAGACGCCGGTGTGAGCATTGTTGTGCGCGACACGGCGTCAGGTTCATTTATCGACTTAATGCCCATGGCCGCCCCCTTAGCTGTAAGTCAGCGTCTGCGCGGCCGTAGTCACGACGCCGCCGGTGACGACCGTGATCGGCCAGGCGCCGGCGCTCGTCTTCTTCTTGACCACAGCCGTGATCGAGGTTGCCGAGACGTACGTCGTCGGCTGCGCCACGCCGTTGGCATAGACGACGCTCTGGCGTGTGAAATTCGTCCCCGTGCACGTGATCGTGTCGGTGCCGCTCGCGCCCGAGACTGCGGTCGTCGGACTGATGCTTGCGAGCGCCGGGTTGGTCGCCGGCGACAGCGAGCTTGCATGCTGCTGGTTCGGCGTCGAGGTCGTGACGCCGGCCGAGGTCGGCGACAGCCAGGTGTAGTTGCCGAGGTCGGAGAACGTCTGCAGCGGCCCAGCCGGAGTAGCGACCGCCGGATTGTAGGTCTGGGTAAAAACGACCTCGGTGCCCTTGCCCTCGGCATCGACGCTGGTCCCCGAGCCGGCCGCCGCGGTCTTGGCGGCAAACGCGGTGCCCGACGGATAGCTGGTGCCGGGCGTATATCCGTCGTCAGCCTGCGGCTGCAGCGGGTCAAACGGCGGCGTCGCGCCGACACTCGAGAGATTATGTGGTGGCGTGGGATTGGGGTTCAGCACGGTCAAAGCGTTCTGTGCCATCGTGGCCTCCTATTGAGCGGATTTGCGAGATCGAATATTCTGCGGACAGACACCGCGTGTGCGTGCTCCAAGACCTACGGCGTCAATCGCTGTTTTCGGAACGAGACAACCGCGCGGTGTCATCTTCTCTCGTCCTGTTTCGCGAGCTCACCCATCACCGCTGGCCCAAGCACGGCGCCACCGAGCCCGAGGTAGCCCATACGCGACGGGCTCGCGCCGAGCGGCCTGGTCGGAGCGAGGCTGCCTTCCTCGTCCTTGCCGTAGGTCTTGTGGCCGGTGAAACGGTGTGCCTCGTCGACGGCGCGCAGCTGCTCGAGCGACGGCGCCGGCAAGCGCTCGAGCCCTGGAAACATGTTCTCGTGCGGCTCAAATCGATTGCGCACACGGTCCCAATGCATCCACTGCCCCATGAACAGCGGCAGGCCCGCTTCATCCGCAAGCTTCTGATTGAGCCCTAGCGCCCGCTTATAAGCGGCGCCCATCAACATCACCTTCTCCGGCTCCTTAGCCCACTGAGCGTTCTGAATATGTGCGGGAAGGTGCGGATTGACCTGGCCGGTGGCGTAGCGGAATTTTGGTTCTGTGGCGTCGCCCACATGCTCAAGCAGCATTTTGCCGAGATGCCCTTCCGTCCCCGGCGCCGCTGCGAGCTCATCAAACGATGCCACCTGGCGGTCGGGCGTCTTCGCCTTGACCATGTCGCTGTTCCAGCGACTGACGGCCCGGTTCTGCCAGGCCTGACGCTCGGCGTCGTTCAAAAACACGCCGCCGCGTTCATCTAACAATCGCGCCATATGCCGATCGATCGCAGAGATGGCGGCGTTGGCTGGGTCTTGCCAGACCATGCCGAAGGATCCGGTCTTCATCGACAGCCCCTTGGTCTGCGATGCGATCCGCTCGACGGCTTGGCCCCAGGTTTCGTTAGGTTGCTTGCGGAAGAACGACGGGTCGCGCTTGAACAGTTTCGCCATCTCAGCGAGGTAGGTGTAGTTCTGGGTGCCGCGCGCCCCGATGCCGCCCTTGGTCTCAGCCTGCAAACCAAACCGCGCTGCAATCTGATCGCTGGCCGCATCACGCACTGCCTTGGGGACGTCGGTTGCTCCCGGCTCCCAAGGGATCATGCTCGCCAGGTCGTCGATCATCGCCGGATCGCGAAACCGCATGCGGGACGCCGCCAGCTGATTAGGAAGCAGCGGTTGGTTCGGTGAGGTCATGCCGAACACAAGGCCGTTCCAGACATGCTGGTCGGTCAGGTTATCGGGCGTGTGCGTCCTACCGAGCTTACGCTGGAGCTCAGTATGCAGACCGAGGTCCATCTCCGCCGGATTGATCGGGTTCGCCTTCATGTGCAGCAGGTCGTAATAGGTCCACTTGCCTTGCGTGCCGCCTGGGATTGAGAACGCCTTACCGTTGGCGTCGACCACTGTTTGCAGCGGCGACAATCGGCCGAGGTTGTTGACGCCGAAATGCTCGCCGAAGGCTTGGAGCTCGTCCGGCGACAGGTCGCGCAGGTCCTTGCCGCGGAAGGTGACCGGCACGTTGTCGAGCGGATTGAGGCTGCCGGTGACCTCGGGAACGTCTGGCGGCGGATTGTTGTGACCGATCACGGCGCGAGGGTTTGCGGGCTGTTGCAGCTTGCCGCCAATCACGCCGGCGGCGCCGGTCGGAATGGAGCTGTAAAGCGGCAGCGTCCGCTCAGCGATCGCCGGCAGCCACGTTCCCAGGACGCCCGCGACGTTCTCCTGCGGCGTCCCCTTGTAGAGATCGCGGCCAGCCTGGCCGGCCGCGCCGGAGAGCGCATTCATGCCGATCATGAACGGCAGGCGTGTGCCGACGTAGTTCGCGGGGTTCCCGAGGACCTCGCCCATGGCGCGGCCGTACTGGCCCGCCGGCGTGCGCGGCTGATACCAGTCTCCGGTCGCGCCCTCGATCGCGGAGATGCCTGCCGGCGCCACCTGATCGGCAGGGAGCGGCGTCTCGCCCTGTTCAATCTGCGCCGCTGCGCCGCCGTGCGCGGCCGCGTTAGCAAACCCCTCGAGCATGCCGCGCGGGATCGAGCGCGCCGTGTCGATCACGTCGGAGGTCGTGGCGTTGACGTCCCCGACCGGCAGCCGGCCGTAGCGGCTGCGCGTGCGCGCAGCGACATCGGCGAACGGATCGGTCTCGGGTGGCTCGGCCGACGCGCCGATGAAGATCCGCGCCGCCGGCGCCGTGCGCTCCTGATAGTCCTCAGGCGACGGCAGCAGCTTGTACGCTTGCGGGTCTACGTACTCGTCCTGCGCGGCGAGATCGCCGATGCGGTCAGCCATTGACTACGTCACCTCAGCAGATGGGCGCTGCCGCCTGGCAGCACGCCGAGGAAGTTGAGCAGCATGACCAGCAAGATCAGGACGCCGATGACGATGACGACGACGCGCGCGACGCTGCGGAACGGTTCCGGCATCGGCACCGTGTCGATCACATAAATCAGCAGCCACAAGACCAGGCCGACGACGATGATGGTGATAACGAGATAGATCAGCGATGTGATCATCAGAAGCCTCCGAACCGTTCTGCGAACGTCGGCCGCGGCGACTGACCGATCCAGTTGTACCCGGCAGCCACAGCCATCGGATCCTCGGTCTGCACCGGCACGCCGAGGGCTCGCCGATCGGCCATCAGAACCCCCCGTTCATCGGCCGCGGCCGAGGCGCCGGCTGCGGCGGCGGCCGAAGCATGTCGGCGACCATCTGCTGACGTTTCAGCTGCGCCGTGTGTGCGTCCTGCTCAATCTTGGCGTTGGTGGCGCGGATGTCGGCCGCCTTGCCCACCATGTCCATCTGATGCGCCTGCTGCTCGGCGTGGACCTTCATCAGCGTCTGCGTCGCCTTGGCGGCGTCGTCGCGCTGCTGTCCGCCGAGGTCGAACTGCTTCATCCGCTCCTGCGAGGCGAGCTTCATCTGCTCGAGGTTCATGTTCTGCTGCAGCTCGAGCAGCCTAATCTGCGCGTCGGACTTGTCCTTGTCGGCCTGGCGCTGATTTTTCATCTGCTCAATTTGCAAGGCGGTCTTGTTTTGTGCCGTCGTCGGATCATCACCTCGCGGCTGGTCGGATTTCTCCTCCATGCGCTCGACGAGCTCATCGATCGAACTGTCGAGCGAGCGGCCGGCGCGGAAGTCCTTGACGGAGAACTTCAGGAGCTCGCCACAGAAGGTCGCAGTCTCTGGAGCCGCAGCGATGAACTGAGCCAGCTGCGGCAACAGCGTCGCGAGCCCCTGCATGTACTCGATGGTCTGCTGCTGCTGCGCCTGCTCGTCCGGCTCGATCGTCGAGTCGGTTTCGATGTCGAGCGTGAAACTTCTCGCACGGCTATCGCGCAGAAACCTCAGGACCTGCTCGATCGTCGGCTGCGCTTTAATCTTCTCGATCTGCTCCTCAAGCGACTGCTGCTGCTGCTGCGCCTGCTGCAGCAGAGCGTTGGCCTGGTCGGGCTGCTGCTGCGCCATCTGCTGACCCTGAGGCGACTGCGCGGCCTGCTGCGTCATCATCTGCTGCTGCTGCGCCTGCTGCTGCAGCGCCATCAGCTGTTGCTCCTGCATCGCCTGTGTCGGCAGCTGCGTCTGCGACATCTCCACCATGGTCACTGGGCTGAACTTTTCGCAGATGATCTCCGCGGTGATGCGGACCAGATCGCGGGCGATGCGGGCGAGTTCTTTTTGTTTGTCCCTGATCCGCGCCGAGCCGTACTGAGATTTGAGCTTTTGCGCGCCGAGCGTCTCCTGCGCCTCGGTGTCGCCGCGCATGATGTCGGAGAGGCCCATGATCTGATAGACGTCGTCGATGATCTGCTTGCGCAGCATCACTAGCTTGTCGACCGTCGCGCTGATCATATCGATCGGCAGCCAGACGATCGGGTCGCCGCTGTTATTGCCGAACGCCGCCCAGTTGCTGATCGGGACCAGGACCCGCCCCGGCGTGTTAATGGCCATTGCCTGCTGCAGCGCTTGCGTAGTCTCATCGCTGCCGCCCGGGTAAAACCCCTTTGCTTCAATCGCTGCTGAGAGCGCATGAATGCGCCCTGTCAATAGATCAATTTCGTCTAACTGATCGTTGTATAACATGCCCTCGGGCACAGGAACTAACGAACCGCGCTGCATTGTGCCGTAGGCCGGCCTGGGGCATGGGAAGTAACAACTCAGATCGAGATGAGGATCGTCCTCATCTAAGATCTCCTCGCAGCCTTCCGCGACCCAGACCACCCGGCGCTCACGCTTGTTCCAGATCTCCCAGAACTTCGCTCGCTCTCTGTTATCAGCGCCGCCAATGTCCTTGGCATCTCGATCGACGCAGTATTCGGCGTCCTGATAACAATCGCCCGAGCTTTCTTCGAACCGTTGGCGTGCCTCCTCGCGGGTCAAATAGCTCGCCGCCGCGACCCACCAAACCTCCTGCCAGGTCCTGCTGATAGAATGGAGGAAATCCCTGCGGTTCTTAAACTCTACGCAGACCCGCTCAGTATCGTAATAGCTTTTGCCGCCCTTGCCCTCGTAGCGGACCCAGGCAACGCCGCGCGACAGCACCGCCAGGTCGTCGCGGATCTGGATCATTACTTCGTTGACATATGTCAGATCAAACGCGGTCTTGCAGCAACGCTCGAGCAGCTCGCTCGCGGACTGATAAACCGGCCGCCGGTCATGAAATTTGGGGACCACGACCGGGACCGGCGGGCAGGCATAAATGGCGGGCTTCAAGACTTCGTTATTAGCCCAGTAGATCTGATATTCCTTGGCCCGCCCCATCGTGTTCAGCCGGGCTATGTTGGCATAGCGCTTGTCGGCCCTGTCGCAGTGATCATTCCATTCCTTGAACGCCGTCTCGCTCTCCTGCAGCAGGTTGAGCCAAGCCCGCGATTTCCGCGGCTCGATGGACGGGTTGTGTTCGATGTCGTCGGTTCTAACGTCCGACCGAGGCGGCGCCGGCGCCAGATACGGGAGGTCAGCCATGGCGCGGCCCCCGCAATCGGGCGGCCTCTGCGCATGTCGGGCAAATGGTATGCGGCGTCGTGCGCTGATGCCGGCAAGGCTTGATCGCTGAGCAGCAGCCCGGACCTAGATCCTCATGCGCTCGCGACGCGGCGGGACCGGAGGAATAAATATTCCGCCGTTCTGCGGCCGCTGCCGCAGCTGCGGAGTTCTGATCGGCGCGGGTTTCCATGCCATCGACAAGTACCGAAAACTGTCGGCACTATCAGAGGTCCAGTCGGCGACCGCAGAGGCACGGAAACATCGTTTATCATCATCCCACTCGCGGCGATACTGCTCGAGCGCAGAAATTCCCTGCTCGCACCTCGGGTGGAAGACGCAAAGCGGTAATGTCCTGCGGACTGCGTTAATTCCGTCCGCCAGCGTGTGATCGGGGACCAGGCACGGATTAAGCCCCATCAGCGCCATAGTCTCGATGCGGGTTCGGCCGACGGTGAACTCCCTGACCTTCGCATCGTGCGGCACATAATCGATGCCGTGCTTCAGCCCGTATTTCTTCGCGTATTCGTCAATGACATCGATGTAATGGTCTAAGCCGACGCCGGACGCCGCATAATGCGCCAAGACAAATACTTGCGCGCCTACGACCTGAAACCACCAAATACTCGTGTCATGGCGCACGCCAATGTCCCAGGCCCGGTGCACGGGCTGGCCGGCGATCGGCTCGATCTCAAGGATGCGGCCTTGCTGCCGAACGGCAGCCATCTCGCGCCCGTAGAAGGCGCCCAAGATCGCCGCATTGAAACTGACCTCGTATTCCTGCTCATAGACCGCGCGGCCGGCATCGCCATAGAGCGCCATGTACTCCGAGAGCGTCTCCGCAAGCACTTCCTGCGAGAGCGCCTTGCTGTCATGAATGGTCAGACGCTCCGCGAACCAGCCCGGCGCCGTCTGCGCATACTCAAACATCTGCTTGGCGTGGTTGGGCCCGCGCGGTGTCGTAATAAACACCGCCCAACCGTTGTTTTCCTCGAGCATCGGCCTCGCAAAACCCCAGACGCCCGGCTTCGCTAGAGCAAACTCTGAGAACGTGATGCCCGCGAGCGAGGAGCCAATGATCGAAGTATCATAACGATCTGACCCCATCACCGACCATGTACTTCCGTTGATGAAACGGAGAAACATCTCGTTGTCTGAAGTATTTACCCGGATCTCCCGCGGAAATGCTTCATCAATGCGGCGCAGCCCGGAATGCGGATTGACCGCCGTCCAAATGCTTTTGCGACCTTGGGCAAACTCGGGCAAGCAATGAGCGTAATTGCCGGGCCGCTCCATCGCCGCGCGCGCCGCATGATGCAGACAAATCTCGTCCTTGCCGGAGCGGCGATGCCACAGAGCAAAGGCCCGCTTGCCGCCATCCTCCAGATAGCGCCAGAGCTTCTCCTGATACGGCCGTGGATGCCAGCCGTTATGCGGCAGCTCAATGTCCATGGGCGTTAGCAGTCGTTGATTTGCACGGCCGGTAGAACCGGCGGCATTTAACGCAGATGGGTTTCAATGAAGCTCGCTCCCCTTGGCTCCCGGTCGCGGCAGTAGGCCGACTATGCGCCCCTCGGAGACGTCGAAGCGGTCAAGCACCGGGTCGCCCAGCCGCGCCCGATCGCCCTCGCGGATGATCTCGCGCCGCACGCTCAGCCCGCCCCCGTCGCGGTCCTCGGCGATAACCATCAGCACCTCGAGGCGGTCCGGCTGCGCGGCAACACCCTCACGAGCGATGGCGGCAACGCGGTCACCGTCCCCGTCCACAGTCCAAGCCTCGGTCACCAGGGCCACGCGCACCGCCCCGATCTCGGCCAGATAGCGGCGGACGAGCAACGCACAAAAGTCCTTGTCGTCAACCCCCGGCACCATGAACAGATGCAGCGTGCCGTCGCCGGCGACGGCGAGGTACATCGGGTTAAACGCACCGCCCTGCTGGAAAAAGGTGGTGCTGGCGTGATCAAGCGCGGCACGAGCAAATGCCTCGAGGTTCTTGTCGTCATCACTAAACTTCATCGCCGCCCCCAAACCGCAGCCGGCTCTCCATCAGGTAAAGCTCAGCCCACGCCATGTTCAGCCGCTCCCGATCAGCCTCGCTCAGCGGCTCCTCCGAACGCAGCCGGCGACCCGCCAGCTCCACGATCGTTGAAAACGCCTTCTCATAGCCCGGAACCGTCTCAAGCTTGTGCGCAAAGCTTTTCAGAATGTCCGAGACTTCGCCCTCAGTGCACTCCCGCTGCTTCCGCCGCGCCATCGCTAATGCTCCCGGTGAAACTGCGCACTCCTGATCTGCTCCACCGAGCAGGCCTCGCAGTACAGCCAAACGCGGTTCTCGCCGCCATGCTCCTCGAGCCGGTCAAACTTCTCGCCGGCCGCAAAGGGCCGCTCGCACACCGTGCAGAACGGCAGCTCAATGGCCCTGTAAGGCCTGCCGCGCTTGAAATCGACCGTCACCGAGACGCCGCTTCCCGCCAGCCCGCGGCCGGCCAGGTTGGTGATCTTGAACTCGTCCTTCGCCATCGCTCCCTCCTCGTTCAAGGCTCGGCCCGCGTCAGCTCACACAGGCCGAGCCCCCTGAGTAAATCGTCCCTGTCATAGCCCCGTCGTGGGGGTCGAGTTGGGACTCCTTCCATCATCGATCGTTCCCGCCGGTGACCGCGGGCGCCTCCCCGGGTGCGGCCCGGAAACCGGACAGTAAATCGGGTTGCTGCGCACTCGCCCCGCCGATATCCTTTCCCCGGCGCGCGGCTAGGGTATTGCCCCGACAAGGACTGATGCCGCACAAGCCTTCGGTCTGCCGCGCGCTCATATCCCCAGCCCCTTCAGCCGCTCAGCAATCGCCGCGATCGCCTCCTTCACCTCGGCGCCGAGCACCACGACCTCGACGCGCAGGAGCTCACATCGATCGGGCTGCCAACCCTTCCGCCGCCCACGCTCGGAGACGCCACAGAACTCGCAGCGGCTACCGTCGGGATCCCCGGTCTTCCAGTCGTCGTATCCCGGCAGGTCGTCAGTCATGGGTCACCTCCAGCCGAGGTCCTCTCGCAGAACGTTACGCAGATGGTGTGCAGCGACGTGCAGATGCGTTTTGTCGGCCGGCCGCTACTGCCCTAGCCACCCACCCCTCAAACTCGATGGGCACGTCGCTGCAATCGAGTTCGCGGCATATCCATCTCGGACGGACGGTCCCGAGGCCGCCGGCTGGGTTTCGCATCCGTCGGGCGAGCGCAAACGCCGCCTCCCTCGCTCGCGTCTCGTTGAGCATCCCGGAAAGCCACTCGCGCTGCCGGACAGAAAGCCACTCGCGCTGCCGGACACGCCACATCTTCGGCCACACCGGATCCGGCTCAACCGAGATGCCGGTGAACTTTCTGCCGATGAACAGGTGATAGACGCGGTCAGTCATTGGATTATCCCCTAATGGAAAAAGGGTCGGCAGATTTCGAGCTCAGAAACCCGCATAAAATGGGCGTTTCCGATGGCCAGAAATCGCATGGAGGAAGGGGCCCGTTAATCCATGCCAAAAACGCTGCGGAAATCATGGGTTTTTATTCTCCACGATTTCAGGAGGCGGCGTATTTTCAATGGTCACCGGCTCCTCGGCCTTCGCAAACAAGTGCCGTATCGTGACGCGAACAGCGTCAGAGCCATCAGGACCAACAATCGCTTGCGCAGGCTTTCCATAGGCTCGATCGAGCAGCTCTCGAGCAGCTTGGATCGCTGCTTTGCCGTCCTTGCGCTGGTTCATCCAGTAAACCAGCGTTTTGATCGCAGCCTTCGTGTGCGTTTTGCACGCTTCGACGAGCTCTGGATCTTCTTTTGGCCGGCCGGCGGGGTTTCCGGATTGTCCCGGTTTCCAGTTTGGATTGCCTCGCCGTTTTTGCAGGCTGCTTGTTGCTAAATTTTCCATCTACAGAACCGCATTCTAATTTTTTCTGAAGTTAGACTGGCGAAGGGTTGCGCCAGCTAGGCGACGCCCGGTGCGGGCGGTCTCGTCTGCGCCACCCTCCACCCCCCCCCCCTTCTTAGGGGGGGGTAGGGTGGCGCAAACCGCCCACACCCCCCGCGCCCTGCGTCACCTTTGCGCCAGCTTTGCGCCAGTCTGACTTTCATAAAATTAGGCTGCCTGACGTGGCGCACGGTGCCATCGGGCGCGGAACCGGAACAACTCGTTGTAGTAATCGCCATTGCGCATCGCCTTTCGGTGGTTATTGGTTTCGATTTCGAAGGTCTTCCATGCTTCGGGTGGGATGGCTGCGTAGGATCCGTGTGCAGCGATGAGCCGGTGGAGGTCTGGGGGTGTTCTGAGTTTTTCGAGGTGTCGTTCGTGCGCAGCGATGAGTTCTTCGGTTTCGGCGCGTTCTTCGGCTTGTTGGCGCCGTTGTTGGTCGCGAAGGGCCTGTTCTTTCAGTTGCCGGGCGAGGAGGTGCTGTTCGTTGGCGTAGCGTTGTTGCTCGGCGATGATTTGTGCGAGCGCTTTCTCCCGTTTCATAGTCTGGAGGCGTTCGTCTTCGACGCCGGCGAGATATTTGGCCTGGGTTAGGCTTTCGATGGCCTCGGCCTCGACGCGGCGGAGGAGTTCGAGTTTTTCCTGTCTGCGGCGATGATTTTCCTCGCGTTGTTCGCGGCATGGGAACAGCCAGGCGCGATCGGCCGCTGTCAGGATGGCGTTGCGCCACATGGCTTCGGTGCCGTCGAGATTGCGGTAGGGGCGCAGATCGACTTCGACGGCGGCCATATTTCTGTTGGCGTATTCTTCGATTTTTTCTATTTCGGTTTGATGAGCGACCCAGATTTCGACGGCGACTTCCTCCATTTCGAACCTGACGAGGACGTCGGGGATGATTTTACCGAGCCGGACCTCGCCGTTGGCGAAGACGATTTTCCCGAGGTTTTGATCATCTGGCAGCCGTAGGATTTGGCTTTCGAGGATGATTTGCTTAGCGAATTGATGGAGGGCTGTTTCGCGAGATCCGTCGCAGCTGGTTTCGGCATGGTGCCGGAAGTGATGCCGCATGATTTCGCCCTGGCAGGCGACCAGGGGTTTCCCGCATTTTGGGCAGGTGCATTCGCAGGCGAGTCCGCGCATTGCGGTTTCGGCGCAGATGAGCTTTCCGCCCGTTGTTCTCCCGAACGGGACTTTTACTTCGTTACTCATTGTTATCCAGCTTGAGCTTTGGCGCCTTTGCGCTCAGATCGAATTTATGTTTGTCGCTGGCGAGGACGTAGAACTGGCGTTTCTTGCGCTGTTCATCGAGCCAGGTGACTTGCACGATGACGCCGTCGCGTTCCCATTTCTTGATTTGTTGGCTGATCCAGATGGCATCGCCTTTTTTTGCAGGGTCGCGGCCGAACCGCGAGGCGATGGGGTGCCCGAGCCATTCGTTCGACTGGCTATAGGTGCGATAAGGCTTTGCCCCGACTACGATTTTCAGCCATTCGGTATCGTCGTCGGTGATGCCGATTAGTTTGTATGTGTAGCCTTCGAGGGCTTGGACGTTATCGCCATTGGCGAGTTGGACCGAGACCAGCTCTGCCCACTGGGCTTTCTCGGGGGGGGCCATATTCCGCTTGCCGCTGTCGATGCGGAGATAGCGCAGCCGGTCGTCATCCTTGATGCCGCCGCGTTCGGCCTCCTCCTGGCTCATATCGTTGAGGACGCGGCAGGAGCGGACGGCATTGACGATGGCGGCTGCACCGCGCGCGTCATAGACCGTTATCTCCGATTGCCCGAAGGCTGGTTTGCGGACGTGATGGCTGAGTTCGATACAACATTGCTGCCGGTGGCATATTTCGCCGAGCCGCTTGACCAGTGCGTCCATTGCACCGGTGTCGCTCTCCTGCAGGTAATGAAAGCTGATGAAGGGATCGATGATGATGACGTCGATCCGGCGATGCTGGATTGCCGCCTCGAACGCAGCGAGCCGCGCTTCGTCAAACTCCGTTCCCGCTTTCGAACTTTTTGCAATTTTGAACGGGAAACTCAGCTTATCGTCGACAAACAGGCGGCCGCCCAGGGTCTCATTGGTGATGCGGCGGCCATGGACATGGGCGGCGATGCGGCGATCGATCTCGGCCTTGTCGTCCTCGCCGCTGATGTACCAGACCCGCAGCCCGCTGCAGACCATTTCCATGGCCTCGTGCAGGGCGAGCGTCGTCTTGCCTTTGCCTCCCGGGGCCACGGTCGCGGTGACGACGCCCCGCATGTAATGATGGCGGTGCAGCCACACGCGTTTGGGGATGAGGCCCTCGTCGGGCAGCAGGTAGGGGGTGGGCTCGATCGCCAGAACGGCGGCCGGCCCGTGCTTGCCGTTGGTCTTCGGCTTCGGCGCCGGCAGCTCGAGCAGATCCGGGACGTGCTCGACGTTATCGAAGGCGTCGCCGGTAATGCGTTGGATCTCGTCGGCGCCGAAGTTCTCGATGAGGTCCTGTGTTAGCGCGATCTCCTGCAGGGCATCGGCGGCGGCGGCGATCGAGAGGCCGCGCGCGGTGCAGCCGGCGATGTCGTTGGCGGCTTCGATAAAGACCTTCAGCCGGGCTTCGGGGCGGGGGATTGAGGCGAGGATGGCGCGCCATGAACGGATCCGCTCGTCGAAGGCGCCGAGCTCGGTCATTGCTCGCGCGCCACCAGCTCGAAAGGCCCATGGACAGCCGCATGGACGGCCTCGGAGCCGAGCGTCTCGGCGAGCCCTTGGGCGTCGTTGAGCAGTGGCGCGACGGCTTGGGCGATGCTGTCGTATTCGCCGGCCGCATAGAGGATGGCGCGGGCCTCGGCTCGGGCCCGCAGCACGAGCAAGGGCGGGATCATTTCCAGTCATCCGATTTGCTGATCAGTTTGTAGCGGCCGAGATGGCCGGGCCCGCCGCGGCTGGCTCTGATCGCCAGCCCCCTGAGCTTCAGCCTTTCGTTCAGCTGCGAGATGCGGGTGTGCATCATCGCCATGCCGGACGCCCGGTGCTCGGCGCTGGCGCGGCCGTAGAGCCTGCGGAACAAGACATCGGACTTGATGCCCTTGGCGCCGGCATCGCGGACGAGCTCGTAGATGTCCCATTGCCCGGCGGTCATATCGAAGCCCTCGAGCGGGTCGCCGCGCATCTCGCGCCCGCAGTTCGGGCAATAGTGACCTTCGGTCGCGCTCATCGCGCGCCTCCAGCAAACAATGGGGACACCCGCAGCGCCGTCTTCGGATCGACCAGGGCGCAGGCGTAGCTCCACAAGGCGCAGGCATCGGCCTGGTTATCGTCGGCGACCATCCAGCCGAGCAGCTGGCAGGCGCGGATGACCTCGCGCTTTGCTGCGCCCCGCCGCAGCATGCGATCGTTGATGAAATGCTCGCGGACGTCGCCGACGGTCGCGGTCTTGATGGTGTAAATTTTTCGCCGATAAGCGACGGCCCGCGCGATGGCATGCAGCCCTGCTAGCCGGTCGCGGACTTGGCGCGAGGTTGCGCCTTTCATCGCCTGCGGCGGCAGCATGGCCTCGAGGATGATGAAGTCGGGCGCGGCCTTGCCGATGAGGTCATCAAATGCATGCAGTGCATGCGCAAACACCGCGTTGTCCGAGGCGCCAGGCGAAAGCACCATTGTTCCAAAGTCAGGAACTTTGGCTTTGATGGAGCCGTAGGCCCAACCGCTTATAGTCGCCAGATCCAGCGCGAGGATGTCCATGGCTACGCTGCCGGCGATTGCTCCGGCGCCATCGTCGGCCGCGCGCGCTCCGCAGCAGCCTGGCCGAGCGGCAGGTCGATGAAATCGCCGAGGCTCTCGACCAGGCGCTCGTAGCTATCGTGGTCGTCGGCCTCGAGCCGAGCGGCATTGTCCTTGATCCTGCGATTAAGCCGATGATTTTTTACCAGGGTGCGGAACGCCCGCTTCGGGAAGCCGGCGTCCTCGGCCTCCTCGAAGACCTCGGCGAGCGCCCCTCGAGGCGCCTTGCATTTCGTCATGTAATTTGATTTCAGCGAAGCGAGCTCAGCATCGTTGGTGTCGATGCATTGCAGCAGGTCCTTCAGCTTTCCTGCGTCATAACCATTGCTGATGAGTTTGGGTTTGCGCGCCATCGTCCGCTCCGTGGTTACCGGTGATGTGTTTGCTCAGCGAGGCACGCGCGATCAGACTGTGCGCTGCTAATTTTCGCCGCGCAAGCGAAGTAAACGAACGGCGCGAGTCCGAACACAAGCGCACCTCCCTTAAACCCCGCTAGGCGCTAAGGATTTCAGCGTCTTTCTTGTGTTCGGTTTTCCGCTCTAAGCCTCTGATAAGGCTGAGTTGTTCAAGGCGCAGCGCGGTCTTAAATCGCGCGGCCAAGTCATTGAGCATTTTCTAGGATCGCGCGGCGAATGCTCGCTGAGTTTTAGAACCGTTGAAACTCTAGCTTGCGCGAAAATTATTTTCTGAGACTGTGAGGCGTGGCCTCCGGTCACTCCATGTTCATGCGTAACTCGGGCCGAGGCACGGGTACTGCGTACCTCGGCCCCTTGTAGCCTGGCGTACTCAATGACAATCGAGCGGCGTATCATCGCCGATCGCGAGCAGTGGCTCGCGTGGCGACGGGAAGACGTTACCGCCTCGGCGATCGGCGCGCTGTTCGGCGTGCATCCGTACCTGACCAAGATGCGGCTCTACGCCGAGAAGCGCGGCGTCGAGTTCGGTGCCAACGAGGACAACAAGCTGCTGCGCCGCGGCCGCTGGCTCGAGCCCGCCGTCGGCGCAGCCGTCGCCGAGCTCCGTCCCGATTGGCGCATCGTTCCGGCCGGCGTCTATCTGCGCGATCCCGAGCTGCGCTTAGGAGCGACGCCGGATTTCTTCATCTATGACGACCCTCGTGGCCTCGGCGTCCTGCAAGCCAAGACTGCATCCCCGTCGGCATTCAAGCGGGACTGGGCCGACGGCGCCGAGGTCCCGATGTGGATCATGCTGCAGCTGAGCGTCGAGATGATGCTCGCCGATGCCGCCTTCGGCGCGGTCGCCGTCCTCCTTGTCGATGCGTACGGCATGGACTGCAAAATCATCGAGTTTCCCCGTGATGACGCGAGTTGAGCAAAAGATCCTGCGCGCGGTCGCGCAATTCTGGGCCGACGTGCGCAACGGCCACGAGCCCGAGCTCGATCCGGAGCGCGATGCGCAGACTGTCGCCGCCATCTCGCCGGTCTCAAATGGCGCCAGCCTCGATCTCAGCGGCAATAACGAGCTCCCGGAGAAGCTGGCGCATCGCGCTGCGCTCAAGGACGTCATTGAGGACGCCGAGCGCGAGTGCAAGGCGATCGAGACCGAGCTCAAGCATCTCCTCGGCGACGCCGAGGCCGCGACCGGCATCAACGGCTGGTCGATTTCATACAAGTCGGGCATGCGGCAGGGCTACACGGTGCCCCCCACAACCGTTCGCCCGCTGCGCATCACCGATCGTCGCGAAGTAACAAAGGACTGAGGAATGAACGAAGTAACGACGCTGAATAATCCTCCGCCGATCGTCTTCCTGCGCCAGAGGATCGATGCGCGCCGCCATGAGGTCGAGGCGGCGCTGCCTCCAGATATCAGCTATCCGCAGTTCATCCGCGCCCTGATGACGAGCGCGAGCCTCAATCCGGACATCCTCGCCTGCAGCTGGCAGTCGATCTGGCTGGCATGCCTGCAGGCTTGCCGCGACGGCCTCCTCCCGGACGGCGTCGAAGGCGCGATCGTTCCCTACAAATCGCGCGCCTCGTGGGTGGCGATGTATCAAGGACTGCTTCGCCGCTTCCGGCGCAGCGGCCAGTTCAAATGGATCACCGCCAACATCGTCCGCAAAGGCGACAAGTTCGAGCATTGGATCGACCAGCACGGCGAGCATTTCCATCACGAGCCCAAGTACGATCTCAACAAGGAGATCGAGTTCATCTATGCGCTCGCGACCACCAAGGACGAGGGTTTCTTCGTCGTGGTGATGTCGATCGCCGAAGCCGACAAGATCCGCAAGTTCTCGAAGAATACGCGCGAGGACAGCCCATGGGCGCAGTGGGCGACCGAGATGTACAAAAAGACCGCGCTGCGCCGGCTCAGCAAAATGCTGCCGTCCGCGCGCGATCTCATGCCACCGACCGAGGCCGATGCGCCCGAACTCCCGGAGCTCGAGGAGGCGCCAGCGATCGCGGCGCCGGCGCCCGCGAAACGGACGCCCGCAGAGGAACTACAGCACTTCGCTGACGACGACGTTGATCGGCCGGCGGCGAACGCAGCGCCGGCCGATCGGCAGCCTCCCGCTGTCGATCCCGACAGGGTCCAGGGCGAGGAGGCTTCTGGCGGGGACACTGACCGCGAGGCACACAACGTCGGTGTCCCCGTTTCTTCCGCGGACGCGCTGCAGCTCGCCTACGAGCGCGGCAAAGACTGGAAGGCCAAGGGCAACGCCCGCAAGGCCACGCCGCCCGAATATCGCACCGACGACCGGCGCGCCGAGGCCGCCGCCTGGCAGGCCGGCTACGACGGGCAGCCACTGCCCGAGAACGCCTTGGTGTGACAATGAAGGCTCTCACGGTATGGCAGCCAATGGCGTCGCTGATCGTCATCGGCGCGCTGCGCGCCGAGGTCCGGCGGAGGCATTACAGCCGATTTGCCGGAGCGCCGCGGCCCGGTGAGAGGATTGTCATCCATTCCGCAACGAGGGCGGTGCGGCGCCACGAGGTCGAGCGCCTGCTCAATCGCCTTCGTGAAGACCCCCTGCTGATAGATCGCTTAGCGCGGCCGTTCTTGAACAAGCTCTGGCTCTCCGAGGGCTGCCAAGGGGCCGTCTTCGGCTGCGGCCTCGGGACCGCGATCATCGACTATGCGCCAGAGATCGATAGAGGCGCGTGGGCGTGGATGATGCAGGAGGTCCGCCCTTGGAGCCGGCCAGTGCCGGCGGCCGGATCGCAAGGCTTCTGGAAATGGCCCTTCGAGGTCAAGGAGGAAAAACTGCGTTCTGCTTAAGGCGCGGCGCGGCTTGGCACGGCCAGGCTGGGCAAGGCTTGGCGGGGCACGGCGGGGCACGGCTGGGCATGGCTGGGCAGGGCAAGGCCCGGCTGGGCGCGGCGGGGCAGGGCCCGGCGTGGCGGGGCCAGGCTGGGTAAGGCAAGGCCAGGCAAGGCGAGGCAAGGCGAGGCGAGCATTTGTTAGTTACGTTTAGTTCACGCGGCGCGGCGCGGCTCGGCGTGGCAAGGCGTGGCGAGGCTGGGCCGGGAGCGGCGTGGCGAGGCGGGGCATGGCCCGGCAAGGCGGGGCGGGGCGAGGCTTGGCGCGGCGGGGCAAGGCATGGCTTGGCACGGCGGGGCAAGGCTTGGCAAGGCAAGGCGAGGCTAGCATTTGTTAGTTCAACTTAAATATCAACTTCAGGCGCGGCTCGGTGAGGCCGGGCGTGGCTGGGCCAGGCTTGGCAAGGCAAGGCATGGCACGGCGGGGCCGGGCGTGGCTAGGCAAGGCAAGGCAAGGCAAGGCAAGGTCATTCATCATGGGAGGAAAGCGAAATGCACGACGTAGTAGTAAGCACGAACAAACCAACCGACATAGTAACAAGGAAGGTAAGTCTGATCGGACTGACGGACATCATGTTCGACAGGTATCCGGGCGACAACAATACAAAGCTGGAGCCCCACCAAAAACTCTATTTCGAGCCGGGCAGTACCAAAGCTATTGGAGTTCCGGCGCTCAACATTATCTCGTTCTTGTCGGCCCACAATACAAATTCTGCGCCGAAACGTTTGCGCGATAAGCGCAAATACAAAGACATCGCCAACGCGATGCTTTCCTTCGTCAACATCCGGGAACAGTTTATTCCGCTTCTTCGCGCGGGAAAGGCGATCACAGTGGGGAAATTCGAAAACGACAAGGATCCCAAAAGCGGCGTCTATATTCATCACTCCGTCGCGCGGCTCGATAAAGGGATCCCGAACCCGAAGGCGCGGCCGGTCCTGCCCCTTGAGTGGCACCTCGACTTCACACTCGACATCTTTCCTAATCGTGAAATCAAGGAGCAGGATATCCTCAATCTTTTTGAGGAAGGCGGCCGCGCGCTCGGGCTCGGCACGTTTAGGGGCGTCTACGGCAAGTTTCGGATCGGGCACTGGAATTAACCGTGGCAAGGCGGGGCAGGGCCAGGCAGGGCACGGCATGGCTTGGCTGGGCAAGGCTTGGCTGGGCTTGGCCCGGCAAGGCAAGGCGGGGCGAGGCAAGGCGAGGATTTGTTAGTTCGTTTCGCGAGGCGGGGCTCGGCGAGGCGTGGCAAGGCGAGACGGGGCGTGGCGTGGCACGGCCTGGCGAGGCTTGGCAGGGCCAGGCACGGCGCGGCAAGGCGAGGCTAGGATTTATTAGTTCGTTTCCCGCGGCGCGCATGGCAGGGCCCGGCTGGGCGGGGCGGGGCGAGGCCGGGCTGGGCGCGGCGAGGCAAGGCAGGGCGGGGAGCGGCTTGGCGCGCAACTGAATTGTAGTCGCAAAAGTGACTGTTTTGGCAGCGGCCGTCGAGCAGACTATCACCGCAATGCGGGCAGGCTCTCATCGGGTGTTCTCCTAGCGAAGCAGCGCGGCGACTATAAGCCGAGGCCGCATCGTCGGACAACGCGGCGGGGCCGGGCAGGGCGTGGCAGGGCGCGGCGGGGCTCGGCGAGGCGTGGCAAGGCCAGGCTGGGCAAGGCTAGGCGAGGGCACGTTGTCGCGTTACGACGTTGCGACGTTGCGACGTGACAACGCGGCGCGGCTGGGTAAGGCAGGGCACGGCGGGGCTGGGCCAGGCGGGGCGAGGTTGGGCGAGGCACGGCAGGGCAGGGCGCTGCGTGGCAGGGCCAGGCGGGGCGAGGTTGGGCGGGGCGAGGCAGGGCAAGGCTAGGCGGGGCGGGGCTCGGCAGGGCAAGGCAAGGCTTGGCAAGGCGAGGCAAGGCTACCTTCCTTCACCGGAAGTCCGGTCCGCTTCGGCGGCCCGCCACTTTTTTGCAAAGACCGGCGGCCAGCGGCCGCTCAATTCCTACCTGAATACAGCTCCCAAACGGTCGACGGCTGCTTGTAGCCTCGGATCGAGCCGTTTTGGCACGGGCAGTGCACAAGTAAGGAAGGTTCTAGTTCCTTGATTAGCGGTTCCAGGCTGAAACTTGGTGTTAGAACCCGGAACGTTGAATATATAAGCATTGGACGTCCGCCAGACCCGCACCCGGCCGTCCTTTCGGACCCGGATCAGCCGGTTAACCCAGGTCAGCAGCCCTGCTCCCTCGAGCGCCTTGATCGCCGAGCCGACAGTCGACGGCGAGCAGCCTGCCTTCTCGGCGATACGCTCGTAGCTCGGGAAGCACCGGCCCGTCGTCGCATTGTGAAACCCCCATAATAGGGCTTTCAGCACCTCGACGAACTTGAGGGTCAGGATCCCGAAGTGCTTCCCCTCCTCGGTCGGTTTCGAGAGCGCATAGGCCAGCGTCTGGACGCGGACTTTCTCGTTGCGATCGAGCGGCCGCAGGCGGCCCTCTCCGAATAGCTTTGCTCTCATGTTGGCCTCCGGTTGGCGGCGACCGCAGGCAAGGCTTCCCCATCCCCGGAATTGCCGGGCTTGACGAACAGCTAAAAATCGGATTGATGGGAGACGGCCTCGCCTTTAGGCCATCGCATTTCACGAGGCTCATCCTTGCCGGGATGAGCCTCAATCTTTTTGCCCTTTAGGTTCGCATTTCACGCCGGACACGGACGCGGCCGGCAATTCCCCTCATAGTCTGATTTGGTGAGTCGAGGGAACAGAGTTCCCGCAAACTTATCGTGGAAATCCTTAACCAATCCCCTCGCGCGGCGTCCCGCCCCGCCGCCAGGGCCACCAGGCCCGACGAGCGGCGATCGGATCCGATCCGGTTGCGCCCCGCTCCTCTGGCCGTGCCAGTAGCTTCTGTTGGCTGTGGGCGAGATCGCGCCAGTGATCTCGATCCGCTCGCAGGTCGGAGATCACCGCCCGCAGTTCCGTCACCAGGGTATCCGCCATTGCATCCCGCTCCGCCCGCGCCTGTTCGCCGGTTCCGGCGGGTGCGGGCAGTGGCGGGAAAACCCTGTGCAACTCGGCCGGATCGATATCCCAGCCGCCGGTTTCGGTTCGTTGCGCCGACAGCCGGCCCGCTTTGATTGAGCGAAAAATGGTGGACTTGCTGACACCCGTGGCTGCAGCGGCGGTGACGAGATTGTACATGCGGTTCCCCGGCGGTTACCTATCATTCCGAGCGCAACTGGATTGAGGTTGCGCCTGGATGGTTGACGGCCGGTAAAAAACGCAGGGCGGTTACGCGCGTCGCGTTCGGAAATCGCAGCGTCCGGTGGATGACTTTTTCCTGAAAAGCAGATAATTTTTTGGCTAGAAGCAGCCAAAAACAGGGAGTTGCAATGCAACGGCAAGCGCTCGTCGCCCTCCGTCGCCGATTGGGCTGGACGCAGGTCAAACTCGCCGAATATTTCGAGATCCGTCCGCAGACGCTTTATAAACTCGAGGTCGGCCTCCGCCCGATCCCGCCACCGATCGCCGAGAAGGCCAAGGAGCTAGCGATGGCTCTCCGAGCCAAGCAGCCGCCGCCGCCGCTTGACCGCCTTCTGGACCTGCCGCAGCCCAGCAATCGGGTCGAAGCCGATCGCCTCGGCAATGACGAAAAATTCGCAGAGCTCCAGCCTCCGATCGCCGCACTCAAGACGGGATAGCCAGGACTGCTGCTGTTTCAGACGCCGTGCCAACTGGCCCTGGTTCAGGCCGGCGCGCTCGCGCTCGGCGATCAGTAGGGCGATGACTTCGCGGTGAAATTTATGCGCGTTCAGTAGCCGCGTGATGGGATAGCCCTCAAGGGCCGCACAAGTTCCCTGTTTTTAGCATTCTTCCAATCCAGACAGGGGAACAGGATGCACGTTTTCAAAGAAAATTTTCTAAACAATAAAAATTTTTTGTGGGTTTCCTGCTACCAGAGAGCGAGCGAGGCAGGAGGTTCGCAGCTCCTGCCCCGCTCTCACCCGAGCCAAAGGAGGAACCCAATGGCCAAGGCTATCTCGACGAATATCTCCGGGAAGGCGATCCGCAAAGTCCTCGCGGCGATCGTCGCGCTGCTGCTGCCGGCGCCGCTTCTTGCAGTCCCATCACCAGGCGATTGCTTGCAGGCCCCCGCGGCTCCCGAGATCAAAGCGGCCGCCGACCCTTGGTACACACCGAGGGGCGTGCCCTATGTGAAGGGCTGGGCCCCTGACCCTACAGTGCGGTCGCTCGTGACCGAGGCCAAGAAAAAGCCACGCCGGCCCGCGGAGACAAAGCGATGCCCGACGAAATGGTGAGCCTCTGCGCGTGTCTCTCGTGGATCGCGTTTCGCCGGAAGGATCATTCCTTTGAGGACCCTGCCGAGCTTCGGCGCGCCATGGACGAGCATCCGGAACTCGTGCGGTGCAAGCGTCCCGCGCGCGAGCTCCTAAAAGCCCTAAGCGACGGCAAACTGCCGTCCTTCGGGCTTTACCTGGGACAAGGCGGAGCCGGCGGTCGTCAGGAAATGGTCGGGTTCGATTGGTCGACGATTACAGAGGACCAGATCTGGGGGCAGGCGGAGGCTGACTGGCAGCGGAAACGGGCCCCACCTATTTCGCCAGCCTGTTAGGAGGATCAAGGCCGCTCCTCGATCATCTTGCGGACCTCGTCGCACGGCTCGCGCACACTAAGATACTTGCCGTCGGCGAAATGGACGATGCAGGTCGCCTCTACCGTGAGCAGCTTCTTGTGGTGACCTGGCGGGCGCGCCCGCTGCAGCCTCGTGATCTGCAGCGGGTTGATCAATATCTGCGTTTCCTCCGGCCCGTGGAGCAGGATGAGCCGGGGCTCGCCCGCGAGCGAGGCGAACGTCAGCGCGATCCGGACATAGGGCGCGATCATCAGAGCAGCTTATTGATCGAGGTCTCGACTGCGCCCTGCAGGGCATCGTCCGTGATCGCGGCGCCGCCGGCGTCCTGCACCGCACTGTCATTGCACACAGTCCAAATGCAGGCTTGGACCACCGGCTGGGGGTTAAGCAGCGTCTGCTGCGCCCACTTAATGCGCGTGCTGTGCGCCGGCGTCGCCGGGTCTTCGCCGGCAATGTAGTCTGCGAAATGCACGCAGGCGACCGCAACGCGGCCCTGGAAGGGGACGTTCTTGGTCAACTCGCTGGTCTCGTCGTAGGTCATTGCCATGGCTATCGAGCCTCCAGTGCTTGGATGCGGGCGGTCAATTCTTTGACCGAGTTGATCAGTGCGTAGAGTAATGGCGTCGTGTCGACGGTGCGCAGGTCGGTCACCTTCTCGCCGTCGATAAAGCCGTCGCGCTGAGACACCATTTCGGGCATGACCGTCTCTACTTCCTGCGCGATCAAGCCCGAATATTCGGTGCCAGCGTTGGCAACGACGAAGTGCCCGGAGTTTCTGTAGGGCGCGGCGCTATTGGTTGGCTGGTCCGCGGTGTCGTTGCCCTTGTAGGTAAAGCGGCGCGGCTGAAGCGCCGTAACCTCGGCGAGGCCAGCCGTGTAATCGCCGAGCACGTCCTTAATGCGTGCGTCCGAACTGTCGGCCCAACTACCGCCGCCGGGCTTATAGCCCTGGCCGCCTACTAACAGATTGAGACCAACATTGTGGCTGGCGGCATTGAGAATGTCGCCGTTGCCGTGGACTGCGAATAGCACGGTATTTTGCGCGGCATTGCTGACCTGCAAACCGTAATCGCTGGCGCTGGTGCCGCCGCAGACCAGTAGGCCGTAATTGCCGCCGCTGGGAGCCAGCACCTGTGCCGGCCAGTCGCCGGTGTTGGTGCCGTGGACGACGGTCTTGCCGGTGATGTCCATACCACCGCCTTGAACGGTGATGGTGCCGGCGCTGGTGAGGCCGCCGCTGTTGAGGTTAAGCGCGCCGCCCGCAAGCTGAAACGTGTCGTTGTTGTAATAGATATAACGGGTGGTGGTATTGCCAAAATAATAGGTGCCAGTACCGTCACCGCGGTCGGCATGAATGTCGCGGCCCTTGACGTCGCCGGCAGTATCTAATTCGGCCGCCGTCAGCGTTCCAGTAACAGTGGCGTTGCCGACGCCATTAACAAAAAACAGATTGGAGCTATTAGCATTGGTCAACACCAGCGGATAATCGGCGGTATTGGTGCCGGCGTGAACGATGAGACCTAGCGAGCCGCCGGCAATGTTTGGGGAGGTGATAGACGCCGCCCAATTTGTGCTCGGCTGGTTGATGACCAGGGATGCACTGTTTAGGGAGTAGGTAGCAACAACCGCGCCGTCGCCGCGGACCTCGAATAGCCTGCTGCCGGTGGCGTTGGCGACATCCAGCGCGGTGTCGCTGACGTTGGTGCCGGCTTGAATGGCGATGCCGTAGGATTGCCCCGCGGTGTTAGGCGCGATGACTTGGAGCGTCTGATCAGTGGCGTGCCCGTTGATGGTTAGCTTGCCGGTCATGGTGTCGCCGATTTTGGCGACGGCACCGAGATTGGTCAGCGCACCGCTTGCTGTCGAGGCGCCGGTGCCGCCGGCCACGATCGGCCGCGGGATGTTGAGATCCTGCGCGACGTCGTCGACATAGGTGTTGTACGCCGACGAACTGATAGCCGTGTTGGTGATCCCGTGGGTGCCGGGCGGAATGGTGTAGATCCCTGAACCGTCGCGAGGCATGTCTTTGTTTCCTCAATACTGAGCTTCGGCTTGTTTCGGGATGACGCCGGCTGTCGCGCCGCCGAGGAAGGTGCGCTGCGCTAGGATACTGGCCATCGCATCGCGCGCGTCGCGCTTCGCACCGATCCGCAGCAGCTGATCGACGTGCGCCTGCATTGCGGCCGGATTATCAGCAGCCATGATCTCAGCGATGCGGTCACGCACGGCGGCCCGATGCTCGGCGGTTGCTTTGTCGTAGACGTACTTCGTCGCTGCTTTGACATTGCCCCAGAGGCTTTCGCCTGCGGTCGGGAGGTCGCTACCCTCCTGGCGTTTGACAGCCAGAAGCCGAGCCGGTGTTTGTGAGTTCTCGACGACCTTGTTGTAGGTGTTGCGGCCAGCGGCCTCCTGCTCGAGCATGGCCATGTATTCCTGGGCCCGCTGTCGGCCAAATAGGGTCGCCAGCTTCTCGAAATTGTCGTCAGTCCTATTGCCGATTGCTGTCTGCAGGGCCGGCAGGTCGCTTTTATGAGTTCCGAGCAGCCGATCGATGTCGGCCCGGCTCGCTTGCTTGGTGTAGTAGGGCTCAGCCGACGGGCCGATGTTTGGCCCCTTAGGCTCGGCCTGCTCGGCGAGCTTGTCGGCAAACGTAACCGGGTGAACGTAGCCGGATTGCCCTTTGGCGAGCATCTGGTTGCCCAGGCTGGGGACGAAGTCGCCCTTGTAGTCGAGGCCCAGAGCCGCGCGCTGTGCTGCCTTCTCGGCGTAGCGGCTGTCGAGCTCCCAGATGCCGGGCACCTTGGCCTGGAGCTCGTCTGTCAGCCGCTGATCGATATAGCGCAGCGCCCCCGCCTGCGCGGCGTTCGCAGGGTCCTTCATCATGTTGCGGATGGCGCTGCGCGTCGCCTGAAGCGTCGCCGGCGAGGGGTCGAGGTTGCCGGGCGCGCCAGTGATGTCGAGCATGGCCCGCGCCTGGCGGAACGCAGCCTGTCCTGGGCCTCGATCGCTGATGGCCCGCGCCTCGAAATCGTTGGCTAGCTGCTGGGTATCGACTGCACGCGCATTGGCTAGCAGCGGGTCATATTCATCGCCGATGGCCTTGAGCTCGGCTGTCAACCGCTCGCCCTGGCGAGAGATCGCCAAGTTCGGATTAGTGTTTGTCCCCGGCCCGAGGATGCTCTCAGTCTGCTGGACGATATGAGGGTCGACGGACACATTGCGCTGGGTCAGGTCATTGATCAGCGCCGCCCGGCCCGTGCTCGGGTATTGCGCCGGCCCCGGCATAGCCGCGCCCTGCGCCTCGGTCAGTAATGACGGCCCCGCGTCCGCCATGCGGAAGCGCGGATTGCCTCTCGAGATCCCGGCGTTAAACCCAGGCAGATCCGTTCTGACGGCGTCGACGAGCGACGCTGGCGCCTTCGTGGACGGAAGGCCCCGGGCTACCTGCCCGGCGCCGGCGCCGACGAATGGAGATGCAACGCCGAACACGGCGCCCATAGCAGCGCCAGCCCCGGCGTTGTCGTCGTGCGCGCCCTGGGCCGCACCGTAAACGGCCCCCTCGGCCGGATAGGAGAGACCGCGGATAACCGGGCCGGCGCCGAAGCGCGTCGCGAGCTGCGGCACCGCTATTCCGAGCCGGGACGCTGCCACTGCAGGCAGCGCGCCGCCGACGGTTTCACCAACCAAGTACGACGTCGGACTGCGTGTTCTCGCGAGGTCGATGACCTGCTGCGGAACGAGACCTTGAGAGACATCGCTCAGGTTGCCGAACGTAGCGCCCTGGCCAACGCCCACCGCCGTGTCCTGTAGCGTTCCGAGGTCGCGCTCGGTCTCGAGCTGCCCCGGCGGCAAGACGACCGGGTTGCGCCCTTCTGGGGGCGGCTTGACGACGAGGCCCATGTCAGTCGAACTGACGGGCGAGGAGCTATTATCCCAGATCGCCATGGTTACCTCGGCGGCTGCACCATCACTCGGGGCTGAAACCTCGTCGAGGTCTCCTTGGTCCGAACCTCGCCCTGCGGAGTAACAAAGCGGCGCCCGGCCGGCAGGTCGAAATATCGCGCGTCGTCGTCGCTGAGCATCTGCACCGGGGGCTTTTTCTGCTCGAAGTTGAAGTTTTTCTTGTCGAGCCCATCGAGGAAGTTATCGAGGATCGGCCGCGCATTACCGAGGGCAGCCGCATTTAGTTCCTCCACACCGCGGCGTGCCTCGGCCTTGTCGAGGATGGTCTGCGGGTCGTCCCCCGGTTTCGGGATATAGCGCCCGGCGTCGCGCTGGAGCTCCGGCATGCCGATCGCGGCGCCGCTCTCCTTGCGGATGTTGGCGTTGACCCAAGCATCGGCCGCGCGCAGCTGCTGCCGGTAGGTGTCGCTGACCAAGTAGTTGCCCGCCATCGGCACATAGCCCTTTGCCGTGTCAGCGAAACCAGCGAGCGCCGCGAAGTTGCTGCCGCCACCCTGGCGCGCTGCGATTGCGGCCTTGCCCGCGAGATCGATCATGCGGCTTTGGGTCTCGTTGGGCCGGATGTTGCTGACCGCATTCATGTCGACTGATCCCGGCGCCGGCAGGAATGGCGTATCGGGCGAAGCACCTTTGAGGCGGATCAGCGTCGTGTTGTCGGGCCCGGTGATCGTGTCGAAAGCATTCTTGCCTTGCTCGGTTTCCTGCTCGGTCTTGACAGTCGACGCCCTGGTCTGCGCAAGGGTCGCGGCCGCCTGTGCCTCGGTCATCGGGCGTTGGGTCACCTTGTAGTAAAGGTCCGCGACTTCGGCCGCCGTCTTTTCGCCGCCGACGAGCGCGTTGTAGAGGTCGGCGATGTCTTTCGGCTTACTGAGGCGGCGCTTCTCAATCTCATCCTTGTCTTTGTTGAATTGCGCGATGTCGATGTTCCACTTCGCTGTCGCCCGCGCCTCGAGCTCCTTTCGGTAGCTATCCTCGTTCGTATAGATCCGCTTGAAGTAATCCCGAGTGCCTTCGCTGACGTCCGGATTGTCCATATATTTGGCCGCATAGTTCATCGCGTCCGATGGCGGCAGCGGCTTGGGCTGCTCCGGCTCCGGTCCAAGGGGCTGGCTCTCGACGTAGTCGAATGGCGGGATCGGCATCTGCGATGGCTTCGGCGCGTACTGCTGCTGCGTTTGCTGCTGCGGCGGCTCCGGCGCCTTCGGGATTACGGTCGGGATCGGCGGGTTACCGGCATCGCTGACTGTGCCTGTATCGGCTTGCGCCACTTGGATCGGAGGCGCGCCCGGAGCGAACTGTGGGTCCTGCGAGAGATCGTTTGCCGTCAGCGTCGGCGCGCCGGCCGGGACGTTGAATGAGCCGCCGCCTTGTCCTCGCAAGGCCGCCAGGCGCGCCAGCTGCGCAGGCGTTTCCTGCTGCACATAGGTCTCGCCGCCGATGCGGCCGGCCTGATTGTAGCGGCCCGAGGCGATGCCGCGCGCCGCGACGCCGCCGGAGGCATTGCCCGTCGGAGCGAAGCCGAGCCGCTGCGTACCCACGTCGGACCCGGCCAGGACCGGATCGACGATCGTCCGCTGAAAGCGGTCGAACTCATCCGGGCCTCTGATGCGGCCGCCGACGAACGTGCTGGCTGGATAATAGCCGCTCGAGCCCGGCCCGGTGTATTGCCGTGTGACCTGCTCGAGGGGCTGCCCGCGGGCGAGCGCTCGATTGAGCGTCGTCTCGAGTTGGACCTGCTGCTGCTCCGGCGTGGCGCCATGCCCGACCTCGCCCTGCACGATCGTCTGCAGGCGCGCCCGCATCTCCGGCGTCATTTGCGGCGCCAGGCTCGAGCGATCGATCAGCGCTGCGGTGATTGCATCGCGCGGATTGATGTTGCTGATGTCAGCGTTGACTAGATCGGGCAGCAGGTCGTCGGTTGCCATGTCTTATCCCACACCAAATCCCGCATACGGATTAGCCATCAGTGCGTCGGTGATGTCGTCGATCGAACTAACCTGCCGCGGCACCGTGCTTCCGGCGCCGGGAGCCGGCGGAGTAACGGTCATGGTGCCGCCGCCGACGAGTGGAGCGCTGCCAGGAGGCGGAGCCGCCGGGATCGGTGCCGCTGGTGCGCCGCGTGGCGTGTATCCCGGCGGCGGCGTATGGCCAACGATGTCCTTCTCGAGGCCAGCCTGCCGCAGCCTCATCTGCTCGAGGCGCCGCGCGTCCCAGCCCTCGGCCAGACTGCGAGCCGCCGAGAAAATGCCTTCGCCGATGTTATGCGGATACGGCTGTTCTTTGCTCGCGAGCGCCTGCGCGATCGCGCGCTGCCGCTGGAGCTCCTGATAGGTCAGGCCGGTGTCGCCGCCGAAAATGCTGGCGTAGCTCGAGACTGTCGGAGTGTCGTCGGCCATATCACGCTGCCTTTAGGATGCCGCCCATCACGCGGCGGGTGTCGATGTACTTGGTCCCGCGCTTATCCTTGGCGACCGCGCGGGGATCGATCTTCTCGACGTCCTGCGCCATCGGACCGATATGCTGCACCGAGGCGGGATCGTCCTTGTAGCTGTACTGATAGATCGGGAGCTCCTTGTTCGGCTCCTGCACCTTCTGCGGCGTGGCCGTCATCACCGAGCCGATCTTGCTGATGTTCTCCTTGCTGCGCCGATCCGACTTCAGATAGCTGCCGCCGGCGAAGCCTGCTGCGCCGATCAGGCCGCCGACCAGCTGGTTGAAGTTTGTGCTCTGCTGCTTGTAGAGATCGAGGTTCTGCTGGAAATTGTTGTTGATCAGACCTGCGATATCCGTCGTCGGGATCCTGTTCTGCGGCGTGTTGATGAAATTCGGATTTTGCAGCTGTCCGCCCGTCAGCAGCGCCGAGACCTCATTGATCGGCTGATTGCGGGCCGCATATTGCTCGTTGAGATATTGCTGCCGCTGCTGGTTGGCGGCGTCGTAAATCATTTGCTGCTGCGTCATGTACTGCTGCGCAGCATTGTTATACGCGGCCGCCGCAGTGGCTTGCTGCTGATTGTACTGAGCCGCGGCCTGATTGGTGAAGTTCCCCTTGCCGAGCAGCTGCTGATACAGCTGCTGCTGCGCCTGATTGCCGAACTGCGCGCGGTTCTGCGCGATTTGCTCCTGCAGGTTCTGCTCCTGGCCGCCTGCCGCCGTGACCGCCAAGCGGCTGTCGTTGACCCCCTGCTGATAGGTCCGCATCGCATTGTTGTAGGCATCGCTGCCGTAGCGGATGCCCTGGTCGGCGAGCCGGCTCTCGAGGTTGCTCAGATCAAGATCCTGCTGCGGCCGGATGCGCTGGAACAGCGAGTTCTCGATGTTCGAGCGGTCCTGCAGCACGCCGGACTGGTCACCATAGGTGTTTTGGATGGCTCCAGCGTTGCCGATGTCGAAAGTCGGGTCGCGCTGCGGGTAGTCGTACTTGACGCCCTGATTGATCAGGCTCTGCGCTAGCGCGGAGGCATTGCCCCCGCCTGGAGCACTGTTAATTGGATTGAAGTTCTGCGGCAGGAACTGCCCCAGCATCCCGCTCTCGTAGTCGCCGATAGTGGCCAGGTTGTATTTGGCCGAATTTGTTTGATCGAGCGTTGCATGCTGCTGCGGCGAGAGCGATTGCGTGACCGTAAACCGCGGGATGTTGTAGGTATTGCCCGTCGACGGATCCGTCCAGTTGAACGTGCTGGTCTGGTCGTAGCTGAGATCACCCTGCGGCGTGACTTGGTTCATGTTGTTCAAGAACGCATTCGCGACCGCAGTCGAGACGTTCGACGACGTCTGCGCGCCGGCAGTGGCGATCGGATTAGGTGGCTGCGGGGGATCTGATTTGCCGATGACACGTACTCCTTAATAGGGCCGGGGATACGGAGAGGCGGCATTAGCGACGACGCCGCCCGGAGTGGCCGCGCCGGCCGCCTGCAGCGGCGAGGGCAACATGCCCGGCAGCGCCGGTTGCCCGAGGAGACCGCCGGGCGGCATTGCCCCAGGCATCCCCGGCTGCGACGGCGCGCCCATGGGGCTCGGTGTGCCCGTCGGGGCCTGGCCGAACATGCCGCCCGACATCTGCTGATACGGCGGCGCCGGCGGCGGCCGCTGGATCCGCATCAGCGCGTCGGTGATCGCCTCGCGCGGGTTATAGGCGCCGGCGCCGCCCGCATATCCATAGTCTTGCGCCATCACGCGGCCTCCCTCAGGGCCTCCTCGCGGAGCTCCCGGTTAAAGCGATTGTTGAACCAGGCCTCGTCCGTCAGCGTTGCGACGACGCCGTTGCGATGCCGACCGAACAGCCGCGGTATCTCGCGCAGTTCATACCCGTAGCGCTTCACGATGCTGAGCAAGCGGACGTTGTCTGCAGGGATGCGCTGCACGATCATCTGGCATTTGCAGTCGAC